TATAACTAATAGTATATGTTAACATATATAGTATATGATAACTAATAATATATGTTATAGTATTTTTATTATTATATTATTTATATTATATAACTATAAGTTATAGTATACAGTATAAGTTAATGTATAATTTAATAAGAGAGAAGTAAAACATATAAAAAACTAAATATTGCTTCACATACCAATTGACTGGTATTTAAAAAAATAATAATATGAGTTTAGGAGGTAGTGTGGATGATAAGAATTGATAAAAGATATTTAGAACATGATAATAGTTTTTTATTGCTTGTTGCTAGTTTGCAGATAGTAGGTAAGTACACTACTTGTAAGATAATAAGTTTAACCTCAGGAGTTAATTATGCAAGAGTAAAAGAGTTCATGAGTACTGCTGCTGATATGGGATTGGTTAAGTATGAAGATGGTGTGTATGAAGTAATTAAGAATACTCCTGATAATTATGTAAGCATAAGTGAAAATGATTTTGAGATTATAGTAGATAAATGCAAAAATAGTTTTAAACACTTCTGCTACTTGATGGAAAGCAGATGCAAAGATACGGATCATATAATTACCGAGCCATACACCGTAGGGTTTATGCCTAGAGAATATTTTTCCAAGAAGGAAAAGGTTAGCTTAAGGAGTATAAGTGCTTATAACGCAGAGCTAGAAAGAGCTGGGGTAGTTTATTTTAAAAGGCATAGGAATATGACTGCGGTTTATGGTAGACCTGCTAATAAGGATTTAATTGATAAGTATGCTAAATATCGCCTAGCACTAGACAAAATTCAGAAAGTGTGATACATTATTGCTATGAGAGATACTACTACTGCTATTAAAATAAAAAACATAAAGGCAGGTACTTTGTTTGGATATAACCTAGGAGTTAGAGAACATTTTGATTATAAAGGAGCTATGCTTTGTAATTCTTTGTTTTTGGATTTCTTAATGGCTCACGGATTAAAGGTTAAGAATAAATCCACTAGAGATGTTATCTGTCTTGATTTTGATTTTGGTTCTCGCAGTTATGAAGAAGAGTTAGCTAGTGTTAAAGGTAAGCCTAATGAGGAGGAGCTTACGGCACGCATAGAGGCTAATAAAGATAAGTACTGCAAAAAGAGTAAAGATGAAATAAGAGAACTGTTTTATACTGAAGGGGTTAGCGTAGATTATGGTAATGAGACTATCTTGTACCGTATGCTATATCGTAATCCTAGTAAAGCTAAGACTGGGCAAGTAATGTTTATTAACGACAAACTGTATGCCAAAGCACGTAAATGGTTAACCATGGGACTAGACAAAAAGATGCCTTTAGAGAATGCTAAGATAGTAGAGCTATCAGCATATATGACTCTTACTACTTCTACTATCGAGGATAAGTTTAATTTACCTGTAGAGGATGTATTGATATTAAATGACCAAAGCAGCTTTTACAAAACATTAGTTAAAAAGGTTTATGCTGAAGACGGCAAGTGTTTAGTTAAAGATGATATCATGGAAGTAGAGAATGTACTGTGGGATGGCATGGCTTTGATAGAAAGTTCGATATGTCCTGAGTACACAAATGGAATGGTTTTGTTACGCCAACATTTTTTTAAGGCTTGTGCTTTTAAAACAAACATACAATTATTTTTTAAAGATTGGTATAAAGATAATTATGATACTGCTACTATTGTTGATATGTTTGGCGTTGAACATTTAGCTAAAGATATTAAAATGATTACTACTAACAATGCGATAAAGTGGTTAAAGTTTAAAGACCTTATGGGTAGCAATCCATTTAAATACTGGAAGGATATAGTAAACAAAGATGGCTCATATTTTGGTATAGTTAAAACTGACCACCCTAGCAAGTTGGGAGATGTTCAGCAGATGTCATATCAGATGATTAACACTCTTCCTTGTTCGCCAGAAGATATTTTGGAACTTGCTGGAACTTCAATTGAATACGTTGAAGATTTAAAAACTAATCCTGAAGAATTTTGTAAATACTTAGACAAGAACGCTAACGTAAGTAATCACTTTGAACTTATGTCAGCTTTATATAAACATAATCATGACTTTGCTAATAGTACATGGTTCAGATACGAAAAGAATAAAATTATATCTAATTACGTTAATAGATTAAAGAAAGGTAAGATAACTATTAACGCAGATAACTTAACACTTTGTGGAAATCCTTATGCATTACTGCTCTTTTCTGTTGGCGAAGATTTTAATAGTGATCCTACACTCAATTACGAAGAAGGCGCTATACAATGCTACACTACTAGATTTGAAGATGGAGAATTTTTATGTGGGATTAGAAACCCTCACAACTCTCCTAATAACTTATGCTACTTGCACAACAGATATTCAGATGAAATGAAAAAATATTTTGAATTGAGCGACAATATATTAGCTGTTAATTGTATTAAGACGGATATCCAAAGTCGTGCTAATGGCTGTGATTTTGATTCTGACTTTTTCTTTGTCACAAATAATAAAATCATGGTTGAGTCTTGCGAGTTGGCTCAAAATAAATTTCCAACCATCGTTAACGCATTAAAGGAAAGCGGAATTAAATATAATAATACAATGTCGGAATATGCAAAGATGGATAATAAGTTTGCTAAAGCACAGATGGGTATAGGCGAAAGCTCTAATTTAGCGCAATTGGCTATGACATATTATTGGACTAAGCCAAGTAAAGAATTGTATGACAACTTTGTTATACTGTCTGTGTTAGCTCAAGTGCTTATAGATGGTTGTAAGCGTGAATACGAAGTAGATGGCGTAGCTGAAATTAAAAGAATACGCAAGATGGAATGTATGAATCCTGAAAGAGACTTTCCGATGTTTATGAAATATACTAGAGATATTCCTATAACTAAAAATGGGAAGCCTAGAGATTATGCATCAATCAAACAAGATAAAGATAAATTGAAGGATAGGCTTAACTGGCACTTGTACTGCCCTATGAATTGTTTATTAGCTGCACTAGAAACGATTCAAGGAATGTCAAAAACACGAACTACGCCTACTCAGAACTTTTTAGTTAAAGTTAAAGGTCGTGCAGACCATAGACAAATGGGAAAAATCAGAGCCTATGCAGATGAATGTTCGTATCAAAGTTTTTTGATTTTAAAATCTGATGAAGATTTTGAACTTAAAATAGAATATATGGAGCAATTATACAATGACATGTGTAATAAACTTAGTAAGATTAAAATAACTAACGATAAAACATTTAATAGACTTATAGAAATGGCTTTTAGTACGGAGAACCATTTTAATAGCAAAGCTGAAAAGAACGCATATTCTAGGTGTTCTAGGACACTTCTTAAATTGCTTTTTAGAATGGATAAAGAACGTTTTATAAAAAACTTTTTGGCTCAAAAAATGCCAGAAATTACTGAACCAAAAGTAAGTAGTTCTAAAAAAAGACCCATTACTAGACAAAATTCGCACTAGGCGTTTTATCCCTTATATGAGGGAAAGCCCTCTAATAAGAGTAAAATGAGATATTAAAGGAGAAAACATATGAAGAAAAAATATGTAACGACAAGGGAGTTTGCTGGACAGCTAAGCGAAGAGACTGGCTTTACTAAAAAAGACATACTGTTCGTATTGGATAAGATTCCAGAAATAACTCTTAATAATTTGCTTGAAGGTAAAAGCACTAAAATTTGTAAAGATATCGGAGTAACTTTTTCGGATCTAGATGCTAGGGATAGAATTTCACCAAGTGGAGTTCCTATTCATATCAAGGCTAGACGTAATCCTAGGGGAATGTTTTCCACTAAGTTTAAAGAAGCTTTATTTAAAGAAGACTAATTGCAACTAAATATACTTTCTAGGCTATCCTTATTGGATAGCCTTTTTAGTTTAAAGGAGACAAGTTATGGCTAAACCTAGAGGAACTAGCATGGCTAGAGCTAGACTTGATACAGCGAAGAAAAGTAATTCCGATAAAGAAAATAGAGCAATCATGAAAGAAGTCAAAACACAATTTGATAGACTTCTTATTGCAAACAAGCCAAGACTATTAAAAGACCTTGGCGTTGGTAAAGACTATTTTACGTGTGAATGTTGTAGTGAAGTAAAACGTAGAGATGAATTTTATGTATCCACTAGTCCTGCTTGCACGACAGGAGTTACAAGAGTTTGCAAAGAATGTTGTACTAAGATAGCAAATAGTGGTGGCGAGAATGGTGATGAAATAACTAAGGCTTCTGTAATGAGAGCTTTAAAAGCTATGGATAAACCGTTCATAGAGAAGATATGGGAAACAGCCATAATGGAATCTTCTGATAAATCAGGTTCTCACAATTTCAATAATGTATGGAGTTCTTATATCAAGAACATACAAATGAAACAATACTTCGGGTTAGGATTTGATGATTCAGATATTTTTACAAATGGAGCTACTAGCATTGACGCAATGATAGATAATGCTCTTCCTAAAGACCAAGAAATATTACAGCAATATGAGAAAAACAAGGGAGACGTATTAAGGCTTCTTGGATATGAACCTTTCGAAAAAGAAAAATTATCTGATCAACCATTCTTATATTCACAGTTAATTGGCTTTTTGGATGCATCAGAACAAGGCAATGATGATATGATGCGTACTTCTTCTATCATCTCTATTGTACGTGCATTCTTGCAACAAGCACAAATAGATGACATGATTGCTGATTACACAAAAGACCCTACTAACGTAGAGCGTAATTTAGCAAATTTAAAATCTTGCCAAGAAATGAAAAAAAATATAACTCTTATGATTTCTAAACTTGCAGAAGATAGTTGTATCTCTCTTAAGAATAATAAGAATGCTGTTAAAGGCGAGAACACTTGGACTGGTAAGATTCGTAAACTGAAAGAAATGAACTTGCGTGAAAGCGATAACAACGGCTTTGATATGAATACTTGTAGAGGTATGCAACAAGTTCAAGAAATTTCAGACGCTTCTATCATGAAACAATTAGCACTAGATGAATCTGAATGGTCAGATATGGTCGCAGAAATGCGTGAGAAGATTGTTAAACTTCAAAATGAAAAGAACTCATATCAAGAGATAAATAGATTGTTGCTTAAGGAAAATTTAGACCTTAAAGAAACATTAACTGAAAATAAAATTGATATATCTAAAGACATAATCAATCTTAAAGATACATATTCAGTCTTCTCCGAATTGGAGGTGGACGAATGATAATAGATGATGAATTATATGCTGAATACGGATTGTACATAAAACCACAAGAATATTCTATGTCTACAAGAAAGCTTGATGCCTTCAGAGAAATTGCAAAAATGCAGAAATACTATCAATGTAATCCTGTTAGATTTATTAAGGATTTTTTTAATATAGAACTTCTTGACGGACAAGCTTTATTGATTCAAAGAATGTGGACTACACAAAATGTATTAGCATTATGTACTCGTGGATATGGAAAAAGTACAACAATAGATTTGTTTGATATGTCTAAATGTATGTTGTTTACAAACTATTGGACATATATAGCTTCGGGTAGTGGTTCTCAAGCAGAACAAACATTTACTACTCTCGAAAAGATAGCAAACGATAATATTGATTCTTTCACTAATTCTACGGGAAGCATTTTTAAAAACGAAGTTGAAATAAATAATGCATCGGGAGATGGTTTCACACATTCTTCAGGTGGTTTTAAATTTACATTGTATAACGGAAGCTTTACTGAAACGCTTAATAGTAACTTGAATCGTAAGCGTGGTAAGCGTGGTAATGTAATCTTTGACGAAAGTGGTTTCTTGTCAGCAGAAATGATGAACATATATGGTGCGTTTGCAATTGTAAACAAAGATTTCAAAACAGGTACAGATGCTCAAGGAAGAATCATTGATCCGATACGTCAAAGAACATTCCCGACAGAAATACCTAACCAAAAGATTTATGTGTCTTCTGCTTCTTCTACAGAAACACAATTCTATAATTTGTATCGTGATTTCTCGAAGAAACAGATTATGGGAGACAGAGATTACTGTGTGCTTCACATAGATTGTGAACAAGCATTTCGTCCTACATTACACGGAGAAATAATTGCACCACTACTCTCTCGCTCTATTGTTGAATCTGAAATGAGAACAAATCCAGAAAAAGCACGAAGAGAATATTATTGTGAATTTACCACTGATGCAGGTACCGATGCTATTATCCGAAGAGGCGTTATTACTCGTAATGAAGAAACACGTAAACCTTTGCTATACAACGATACTGGAAAACGAAAGTTTGCGATAGCATACGACCCAGCTCGTAGCAGAGATAATTCTGTAATAACTGTTATGGAAATTTATGAAACAAAAGATGAAAATGGAAAACCTGACATCAAAGGGAAAATAGTTAACTGTATTAATTTGCTTGATGTAGGCAAGAAAATAAAATCTCCTATGCGTACACCAGAACAGATTGAATACTTAAAGAAAGTAATTCTTGATTATAATGCTGGCGCTGACGGATATGGAAATATTGTTGGTGTATTTATTGATGCTGGTGCTGGTGGTGGCGGTGTTAATATTGCTGACTACTTAATGGCTGATTGGACTGATAAAGGTGGAAACAAACATAGAGGTTTGATTGATAAGGAATACTCTTCTGATTACGTTAGAAGATTTCCTAATGCGGCCAATAAAGTGCGTTTAATTTCTCCACAGAAATATAAATCAACAATTTATGAAGCATTAATAGAATTAATGAATCAAGATAAAATCTCTCTCACATCATCTTATGATGGTAAGGGATATTTAACTATATTTGATATTGATGAAAAGAAGTTAGAGAAAGCTAAAGCTAGTATAGCTAAGAAGTTAGATAAGCTTGATTTGACTGAAGAAGAATACGAAGAACAATTCCAAGAGGAACTTAGTAAAATTCAATCAGTTAATACAAGAATTGAAAAACTAACTTGGGAAGACGAATTAGCTTTAAATAACATTGATGCAATGAAAGAAGAAATGTGTTCTATGGTTAGAAAGAAGCGTGACTCGGGAAATGATAGCTTCGAGCTAACACCAGAGAAAGCTAACAAGCTTCATGATGATAGATCTTATACTTGTGCCCTTCTTGCTTATGCATTAATGGAAGAACGCAGAAAACTTATTTTATCAAATCGTGATAAACCTAAAACGGATATCGCAAAAATATTACCTATACATGCATATAAACGTGTAGGAGACTTCTAGAGAAAGGTGGTGTGTAAATGCCTAAGAAGATAGTAATTGACGAAAATGAAAAAATAAATCTTAGAGATGTTATGAAAGAACAAGGCAAAATCATATCCACATACTCTAAGGAAGAGTTAAGAACATATTTAAAAAGTATTGGTAAAAACGAAAAGAGTTTAAGAAAGTTATCTAGATACTTGTACTATCGCTCTCATATATATTACAGATTAGTTCAGTTTTATTCTAATATGTTTGATTTGAGATGTCGTAAGGTAGTCCCTAGATATGATTTGGTCAAAGAACCTGATGGAAATAAAATGCTTAAAGAATATCAAAACACATTGAAAAGCTTAGATAACATGAACCTTCAAGATAATAGTATTGAAGTTATAACAAGATGTTTTATTGAAGATGTTTGTTATGCTTTTTTCTTTAGTGATGATGACGGTTCATTCTTTTATATTCTGGACCCAGATATGTGTAAGATAGATTCAAGATATATGACAGGTGATTTTGGATTTGCAATAGATATGTCTAAATGGTCAAATGCCGCAAAACAAGAACAAATGCTTATGATTGGAGAACCTCTTATAAGTATGTATAAGGAATATGAAAAAACTAACATTAAATGGCAACATTGCCCAGACAAATATGCAGCTTGTTTTAAATTTAGAACTGATGATTGGGAAACAATAATTCCACCATTCTTATCTCTTTTTATTGGATTAATAAACCTAGAAGATTTGGAAGATGTACAAGCTATTGCAGATGCTCAACAAATCTATAAGCTTATATATTTACCTATGGAAACTTTAAATAATGCCGATAGTGAGAACCAGTGGAAAATAACTCCAGATACACTTCTGGAGTATTTTTATAGCTTTATGGCAGAAGCATTACCTGATTACACTTCTGCTGCCGTAATACCTGGAGAGGAACTTAAGGTTATAGATTTCAATAATAATGCAGCTGAAGATAACAATAGAGTTTCAAAATCTCAAACAACTATTTTAGATACTAGTGGTGGTGGCATGGTATTAAATACAAGCCGCATTACTACGCAAGCAGGATTTCAAGCAGCTTTAAAATGTGAGACTGAATTTGCAATATCTACTTTACTACCACAATTTAATGCCTTTACAAATCGTATGCTTACTCAACGTATGGGCAAAAATCATGCAAAGGTAGAATATTTTGAAGTGAGTGTATATACAAAAGATGATGTACGAAAATCGTTACTAGAAAGTTGCCAATACTCATATAGCAATAAGATTGCATATAACACTTTTAACGGAATATCTGAAATAGAAACACTCGCTATGAACTTCTTAGAAGAAGATGTTTTGAAGTTACATGAAAAGATGAAGTACCCACTCAGTTCATCATTTACACAAGCTGGAGATACTGAACCCGATGCAGGACAAGGCGCTCCCGAAAAAGATGTAGATGATTTGTTAGCAACTTAGGAGGTGCTATATGAATAAATACAATTTTATAAAAACATTTGATAAAGCCACAGCGGATAAATTGCTAAACGACAATATGAAATTAGTCAGTAGCGATAATAACTGCTGGGTTTTTTTATTAGACAAACATCAAAAATTTGAAACGGATACATTAAGCAAAGTCATATTTTGCAACTCGATGTTTCTGTAGAAAGGATAGGCATAATGAGTGAATTTTTAAAAATAACTACTGCTTCTACTTTTGATATGGATAAAGAGTTTGATGATGAAAGATTTTGTAGAGTTCGTATGAAACTTATGCATTCAGGATTAAATCGCAACAATTCATATTTTGAAAAAGAAGTTATAGATAAAGCGCAAGATAGCTTTAAAAATATACCTATTCTTGCTGATGTTCAACCTACTGGCGATGAAGATTTACCACTCGACTATACAGCTCATACAATGCATGTCGAAGATGATGCATTCAATGAAGGCAAACAAAAAATTATTTATGACGAAAAAGTAGTTGGCGTAATACCAGAGATGAATGATTATGAATTAATTCTAAATGAGGAAACGGGTAATTATGAAGTATTTGCTACTGGATTACTCTATCGTGATTATGGCAACTATGTATGTGACATTTTAGAAAAAAGAGGTGGGGAAACAAAAGTTTCTATGGAAATAATTTGCGATGACGTTTCGTATAACGCAGAAAAAGATTACCTCGAAGTAAATGAAATGTTAGCACAAGGTGTAACACTTCTCGGTTCAGATGTTGAAGAAGGCATGAAAGGTGCTAATGCAAAAACATTTAGTAAGTCAGATGATGACATAGCTAAACAAATGCTTAGTTTTATGCAAGAGGTTAAAGAATCTCTTGATAAATATATAAATCTAGCGAAAGGAGGTCAACCGATGTTTGAAGAACTCTTAGAAAAATACAACAAGACTGTAGATGATATCGACTTTGAGTATGAAGGTCTTTCAGACGAAGAACTTGAACAAGCTTTTGCTAGTAGATTTGAAAACGATTCTGATGAAGAGACTAAAGATACTGAAGGTGTAGTTACAGAAACTAATGATGAAGTTGTAATTGAAGAAGCTACTGTTGAAGAAACTGTTGAAGAAGTTAATGAAGAACCTGTCGTTGAGGAAGTTCAAGTTAATTCCAAATATTCATTTGAAATTAGCATGAATGATAAACTTCGTGCTCTTTATGAACTTGTAAATACTGTTTACGAAGATGAATGGTTCGACATTACAGCTTATGAAGATTACGTAGTTATGTATGAATGGGGAAAAGATACAGGATTCAAACAAAGCTACACAGAAGAAAACGGAACATTCAGTCTAGTTGGAGAAAGAATTGAAGTTAAATCTTCTTGGTTAACTAATGAAGAGATTGCTCAGCTTGAGGAAATGAAAGCTAATTACGAAAAGGTAGTTGCTGAACTTGAGAATTATAAAGCTGAACCTGAAAAACAAGAAATTCTTTCATCAGATGATTATTCTTCTGTTGCTGAAACAGATGAATATAAAGAACTTTGTAGTAATCATTTTGAATTATCTACAGACGAAATTAGGCAGAAAGCAGATAGTATCTTGCTTGGGTATGCCAAAAAGAATGCTACTACATTCAGCGTAGGAGCAAAAAGACTTCCAAATCTCACAGCAGGTAAACCTAAGAGATATGGAGATATTTTCGATAAATAAAATCTATAGGAGGATGAAAAAATGGCAATTGATTTAGCAATTGGAAAGCACGCAATGTCTGGCGTGTCAAAATTACTCGCTACTTCAGGTGGCGCACATATTTATAATGTTGTTCTTTCTAGCGATGCAGATAACGGTAATCTTATTGCTAGAGGTGCTGCTACTACTTTTGAACAGTACGCAGAAGCTACTGCGACATCTTTTAAAGGTATTGTACAGTGGAAGGCAGCTAACGGAAACTTCTATGTAGAAGTTACAGAAGCTACAGATGCTCTTTTAGTATACAACGTACCAATGAACCCTCATGAAGAGAAAGGGCTTAGCTCAGAAAAGATTTTCTATAACGCAAAGGGTGATGTTGTAAGAGCACACGAACTTAAGGTTGGAGACATCTTTGAACTTAGTGTTGAAGGTTTCAATGGTACTCCTACAGTTGGTGCTAGTGTTACTGGCGTTTCAAACAAGAAACTTACTGTTGAAGACTCTACAGAGACAACAGGTACAAACTAAGGAAGGAGGCGTTATAAATGGAAAATTCAGTAAAAAACTTAATGTTAGATTATGCAATGAATAAAGAAATCATCAATGATGGTGTTAAGATTTCAGCTGATGAAATCAATGAAAAGATTAGAAAAGAATGTTTCGAAGTTCTTGGACTTGACGAACATTCAACAAGAAGAGATATTGCTAGAGCTATGAAGAAAGATTCTGCAATCGAAGTATTCGCAGTTATTGAACAGATTATTGATAGCATTATCGTAGCTGGTTTTGAAGACAATGCGTTCTTCGAACAGTTTGTAGAAAGAGTTAACATTGCTGATGGCGATGCTAATGAGTTCTATGTAGATCAAGAAACATTCCTTAACGTTGCTAAGGTTGCAGGAGATCATCATGACTTAATCATGCAGAAACTCGCAGAAGGCACACCATTTACAATTCCAACATCAGTATATGCTGTTAAGGTTGGTACAGATATCAGACTTTTCTTAACAGGAAAGAGAGATTGGGCTAAATGGATTGACGCTGCCGCTAAGGCTATCGTAAGAGAAATTATGGCTGAAGCATATGCAGAAGTTATGAATGCTAGTGCTCAGATTCCAGCTGCTGCTCAGTTCAACAAAGCTGGTGCTCTTACAAATGTAACAAAAGATACATTTGATACACTTATTGAAGATGTTGGAGCTGCTAACGGAACAGACGTTATGATTCTTGGTACAAAGACTGCACTTAAGAAACTTAACGGTCTTGCTTTAGTTAACTGGATTGCTGACTCACAGAAGGAAGCATATGCTAACACAGGCTTTATGGGTAGCTATGAAGGCACAGTCCTTATGGAAATTCCACAGAGATTTGTTAACAATGATACAGCTACAAAACTTGTAGATAACGATAAGTTACTTATCATGCCTATGGTAAATGATAACAAGTTTGTTAAGCTTGTAGATTATGGTGAAACAACTCTTGAAGTAACTGAAATTGGTGCTAGAATGAACGATCAGCAATCATACGAAATCCAAAGACGTATGGGTGTTGGTGTTGTTATTAGCAGATACTTTGGTACTTGGACAATTCAGTAATATATATTGTGAATAAAGGAGAAAGATAACATGGCAAGAACAATGTCAAGAAAGACAACTGCTACTAAAAAAGCAGAGCCAAAGGTAGAGACTAAACCTGAAGTTAAAAAGGTTGAAGTTGAATATACAGAAACTCCTGAAGAGTTAGTTAATAAACCTAAAGCTACTGCTACTAAAGTAGTGGAAAAGAAAGAATATTCAGCAACAGATGTTATAAGTTGTAAATCAATCTTTAATGGAGAGATGCTTTTTATTGGTAAAAAGTCTAACAATTTATATAGATGGAGTAATTACGGAGACATAGAGCTTATTGAGTATCAAGACTTAATTTATGAGTTGAGAGCTGCTGGCGATAAGTCTGTCGCAATGATTCCTAGATTTATTATTTTAGATGACGAGCTTGTGAAGGAATATCCAAGACTCGTTAATGTATATAATAAATTATATGATGTTAATGATTTAAAGGAGATTTTACTACTCCCACCAACAGAAATGGCAAGTGTTATTAAGCAACTCCCAGCTCCAGTAAAAGATACTGTAAAAGGTCTTGCTGCGACAATGATTGAAACAGGCGAGCTTGATTCTTTAAGCGCTATCAATACTATTGATAAAGTACTTGGAACAAGTTTAAATTTAACATTTGGCAGAATGTAATTATGGAGGTATATAGATGACCTCAATAAATTATGAAAACATCTTTTCTTTGTTCTTAGGCAAAGTTAAAGATTTTGATTTCCTAAGATTAGATGAACCAGAAGTTTATGATTTACTTGCTGAAAAACTTCATATGGCTACATCAATTCCGTATATTAGAAGACTCTACACTACTCTTACTTTAGATGATGAAGAAAGGGTTATGGAGTACGAACTTAAATATCCCGTAGAGTCAAACTATGATGTTGATTTTACTGCGATGTTATTATCAGAGCAAATGGTTGTTGAATGGTTCAGACCTATACTCAACAATAAGAATCTTATGGCTCAGATGTTCTCTACTAAAGAGATTAAGTTTTACAGTCAAGCTCAACATTTTGCTGAACTTAAATCTTTTATGCACGAGGCTGAAGAGCGTGTAAGAAGAATTATTTCTGATAGAGGTTTGTATAATAATCCATACATCGATAATGCAAGAATATAAGTATGGCAAATTCGATGACGAGCAGTTCGAGGGTGCAAAGAAAAATATACGGAAACAAATTTATTTCTTATTGCTTATAGTTGATGAAAACACTAAAAAAGATTATCCAAATATAATAGTTGAAGAAGCGTTTAATAACGTGTTTAACTACTTGAACGGATTAAATGAATTATTACTTTATCCCCCAGAGTTAGTTAGAATCATTAGCTTATTAAATACTGCTTTGATTGAATATAAAAAAGATGATTTTAAATTTAGTGTTTACAGAAAACTTATATTAGACGCTGGGTGCGAAGTATTAAATATTAAGGGGGTGGTATAATGCCATCTTTAAGCCAATATAGATTAATGCTCCATGATTATGGGAACACATCTGGCGAAGCAAAAAAAATACAATCAGCAAGAATTATAGAAGAGACTTGGTTTGACGACGTTTCAGCTAAACACGCTTATGTGTATGATTATTATCACGATAAAGAACCATTGAAACTTAAAGGTCTTAAACCAAGAAAAGATAAAAATAAACTACCATTAGATATAAAATACATTATCGCATCTAGTCAAACTTATGATAAAGATGAAATAACGTATCATATACAATTAAAACCTAATCAGAAATGTAATGTACCTTATTACGACAAAATGTTTGGCAGATATGACGCAACATTCCCTGTAGGATTGTACATAGATATTCCTGACGAAAAAGGTGTTTATAATAAATGGTTGGTCGTAGGTAAAGCAAATTTCTACGACCCTATGATACCGACATTTCATATATTACCTTGCAATAAGATTATTCAATATATCTATGAAAACAAGAAATACCAAATAGCAGGCGTATTAAGAAGTCAAAATTCGTATAACTCTGGTGTGTGGACGGATTATCTCACAACCAGCGTGGAAGACCAGCAGAAATTTATTGTTCCACTTAATGATGAAACTGAATGCATATACTATAATCAGCGAATGATTATTGATAATTATGTAAAAACAGAACCAAGAGCATGGGTGGTTTCAAAAGTAAATAGGCTGAACTCGTTTGGATTAGACTTAGTAACGCTTGCACAAGATAAATATAATGAGCATACTGATTATATTGAATATGACTTAGAAGGTAATATAATTGGAATGTGGGCAGACTACTACTCTTCTAATATTCCACCGACAGATTGGCAACCAGATGAACCAAATTTTGAAATTTTATATTCTGGAGCAAGCCCAACATTAAAAGTTGGTGGTTCATATAAAAAGTTTACAGTATCTCCGTCTACAGAAGGTACTTGGACTTATACATTAAATTCACAAGACGCTAATGAATTACTCAAAATCATCACAATAGATGATGGAGTAAAAATAAAATTTATTGGAGATGATACTTATATTGGAGAAATTCTTAATATAACATTCACATCTGCTACTGCTTCTACTACGCTAGACGTAGAAATATTAAGTCTTTAGGAGGGATAAGATATGGAATGGACTAATGAAGATAAACAACACCTACTCTCTTTTAAAGACGTTGTAGATTGTGATGATATTATAATGAAAGAACGAATCAAAAAAGTATTATTAGATAATAAATATATAATTCATGTATTAGATAATAAAGAACTAGAAAAGGTTGATGCAGAGGCTGATGATTATTTCGGAATTAATATCCTACCATATTATATGGTAACGCCTACACAGCATAATGTAAAAAATTATATTTGCTACGAAGTATCATATGATAAAACTTATGAGTCTAAAACTCATAAAAGACTTAGAATAGTATTTAATGTAATATGTGAGCAAAAAGATATTATAGAAAAAGAAACTGGAATTGCAAGACATGATCTGCTAGCGGCATTAATCCAAGATGCTTTTAATTACACAAACTATCTTGGATATAAAGCAGTATTAGTATCAGATACCGCTAGTTCTATAGATAATGATTTTGCAAGTAGAATACTTGTATTTGAACAATATACAGATAATAATTTAGTTAAGACTAAAGATGGCGTTTCTATATTAGCTAATAAGGAGTTACATACTCTTGGCGAGAAAGCCGAAGCCTAGAAATCCTAAAATAGAATTTGATGAACTTCAAATGTATTTTGGGAAACCTTATGTTATTGATTTAGAAAGCGCCGAAGGAAGTATAACTATTTACCAGCCTACAATAGGCGATATTATCGACATAGGAGAAAACAAGTTTTTTTCTAGTTTGAGTGCTATAGTGTCTAATACCACTCAATACAAAGTGATGCTTTGGGACTTAGGTATGGATTGGAATAAAACAAGTGATTTTGAATTGTTTATATTATTGCATAAGTCAATATCGGATGAAGTATCGCAACTTCTTTTTCACTTAAATTTTTCTGAATTTGAGGTATATGAACGCACACTACATGACGTAACCGAAGTGGTTATGTATTCAAAAAAATATAAAATCGCAATAGACAAAAATGTATTTGACCATATGGCTCAATATTTACAAAATGTTTTTCAAATAAAACCAGAAGAAAAAATAACGAGTGACCCTGTTTTAAAAAGGTTGTTCCTTGATAAAGACAGAAGGCAACAAGAGCGAGAAGCGAAAAAAGACATAGACAATACATCCAATTTAAAATCAATTATATCAGCGTGTGTAAACCATCCTGGTTTTAAATATCGGAAAGATGAATTAAAAGAACTTTGTGTTTGTGAATTTTACGATAGCGTGCAGAGGCTTCAAATATATGAAAGTACAACTGCACTTATGAAAGGTATGTATTCTGGCTTTGTAGACGGTTCAAAAATAAAACCAGAAGATTACAATTTTATGAAGTCATTTTAAGACTACTCAGGTAGTCTTTTTTTATTACAAAAATAGGAGGATATAAAGTTATGGCATTTTCACTTGGTAATTTTAACATTGATGAAATTGTTTTTGGTACTGCTCAGAACTTTGAAGGTGAATTACTTTACACACTTGATCAGTTAACAAGTGCTCAGATTGAAGTAAGTTCTGAAAGTACAGACATTACAGATAAGTATGGTAACGTAGTTAGAACAATTTACAAGAGTAAATCTGCTACATTTACTGCTACTAATGCATTTTTAAATCCACATATTATGAATGCTGCTTCGGGTATTGAAATTGAAGAGGCTGGCGCTGGTTCAGATGCTATCGTAATGCCTAAGATTCAGTTAGTAAAAGCTGGCTCTCAGATTGTATTAGATGGTATTGGTGACTTAGACGATACACTTTCAGTTATTGGTATTTATTCATCTGGTGGTAACAGCAAAGCTCTTACAAGAGCAGGAAGTGCAAGTTTAGCAAATATGGCTTATGGATATAATAGTGCATCTAACACTATTACTCTTCCACCAGCATCAGAAGGTACAGGTTCTGATATGATTACAGGTCCAGTTAACTACCTTATCAAATATGATAGAACAATCACATCTGGTTACAAGTTAACAAATACAGCTACATCATTCCCATCAACAGTTGAACTTACATTATATTGTTCATATGTTGATCCTTGTGATGATACACTTCGTGCTTGTTACGTAGTATGTCCATCATTCCAAGCATCTCCTGAGACAACAATCTCACTTAATGCTGATGAACAGGAAATGGATTTCTCAGGTACTGTTCAGATGGATTACTGTGGTGCTGAAAAGGTTCTTTACTACATTTACTTCCCAGACGAAGATATTGTTAAGACAGCAATTTCAGAATAATGAATATAAGGGGAGCTAATACTCCCCTTATATAAAACAAAGGAGATAATTATGGCAAAGAAAGCAAAAAGAATATGCTATGTTGATAAGACACAGTATGAATATTGCCCTAGATGCTCAGATGCTCCTAAGTGGCATTTTACATTTTGCTGTGAGAACTGTAAAAATATCAATTATATAATTGATGAATATACTGCAAAATACATTACTGCAACAGAAGCATATGAAGAATTAGAAAAATGTGATTTATCAAACTATGATAACTTCACAGACTATCATAAACAAATGGTAGATGAAATCAAAACCAACGGCAAAAAGAAATCTACTGATGAAAAGAGAGTTAAAAAAGTAGAAACTAAAGTCGGATATGATGAATAACATTAAAGGTTGGGTATGTTTCATCTAAGTAATGCATACCCACTTTTTTTATTCGGAGGAGCAAATGGATAAATTTATAAATGATAAAACTATCTTGAGATACAGTAAACTTACTGGTAGATATTTTAATATATTTCAAACTGTAAGAATATTAAATACTGCTCAAGCAACATTTTATGTAACAAAAGGCGTATTGCCACTAGATGTATATGCTAGTAAAGATTTTAAAAATAAACGTGATGTACTTGTATTTTTGTTCTCTAAAGATGATACTAGAGATTTATATGAAGAATGGTGCTCACGTACGGAGAAAAAATGATAATTGCAGGAATAGATGCTAGTACTACTTGTACTGGCGTTTCTTATTTTAAAGGAAATAAATTAATCACTTATGAAAAAATAGATTTAAAAAAACAAAAGAATGCCGAACTACGAATGAAAGAGATGTTTCTAAACATAGTAGCTTCTCTTTCGAAACATAGACCTGACATAATTTACTACGAAGATAATTATCAGAAGATGAACCCTAAAACAACAAAACAACTAACATTGTTAATGGGCTCTGTATGGGCTTATTGTATTATGAATAACATAGTCTGTGAGCCAATATTGCCTTCTGAATGGAGAACTGTATTAAACCTAAATAAGCCTAAAGCAAACAGAGAAGAATATAAGGCACGTTCAATTAAATATGTTAAGGACAACTTCGGAATTGATGTAGGTGATGATGAAGCTGATGCAATTTGCATAGGCGTGGCTGCGAACTTGTTGGAGACATAAAAGAAAGGACAATAAAAATGGAGAGCGTAAAACAATTATTATCACTTGATTTTCCATCAGTGATATTAGGCATGGTAGTTATTTTAGTGTGCTTAAGATTTATATGGGAGTTAATAGACTGGGTTATTGCAAAACTCGGTATTGAATTAAGGGTACAAAGAGAAAAACGACAAAATGCAGAACTGTTTAATAACATAATGAAGAAAATGGAAGAAATTGATCAAAAGGTTGAAACCATTAATCAAAGAACGTTAGCCACAGAAGTTGCATCGAGGGAAGCTTTAGCAGAACGAATTAATTCCAAGTATAAGGAATATTTCAACAGTGGTGGCATTCCTGAAGATGAAGTTGATGAATTTGTAAATTTACATACCGCCTACAAGGGTGTAGGTGGTAATCATAGTTCGGACATAAAATTTAATTATTGTATGGATAGCTTGCCTATCCTACCTAGTAATAACACAATTGTAATGAATAAAATCAAAGAAAAATAATTTAAAAGATTAAAGGAGAAATTTAAATGAAAGTAAATGAATTTATTGAAAAGTTTAGCGAACTTAAAAACGATGATGACAGAAATAATTTTTTGAATGAAAGACTAACAACTACATATGTTGATTTCGAAAGAAAAATTGATATGTGTAACAATATTATAAAGAATACTTCGTATAGCGAAATCAGTGAAGACGCTGTTATATGGAATAAAAGATTTGCAATGGAATATTTCTTTTATACAGTTAAGCTTATTTCAACTTATACCGATATTGAAATAGAAGATGAAAATTTATTAAAGAATTTTAATAGTTTAAATAAAATGCATATTCAAGCTGATGATAACATTTTAAGTTATATTCAAGTTATTCTTTCTATAATTCCAATTACTGAAATAAATGAATTTAATTTTGTTTTAGGTTTGTGTAAAGACGATCAAGAATCTAATGAAAGAAATTTAGTAAGCGTAATTAGCGAATTAATTGTAGTACTTAAATCTGTAGGCAACTTATCTGATGCCCAGATAAATAAGTTGTCGGATATTTAAAAGCAAAAAAACGACCCATGCTTTCATAAAAAGCAAAGGTCGCTTAAACACCTATAATTATTATACATATGTTTAATATAAATGTCAACAGAAAGGAGGTAGGTTTTATGGGCAAAATTGATATTAAAGTATCCCCAAACTTAAAAGACAAATTTAAGAAAAGTTTATTGGAAGTAAAAAAAGAATTAGCGCATGAATTTACAAATAACATGACTAAAAAAGCTGCAGAAAGTATGAATAAATTTTATGAACACTACGAACCGATTAGTTATAAAAGAACAAATCAATTTAGAAATAAATCTTATAAATCTGGTTACGAAAATAAACATAATTCTAACATACTGGGTGGTGTAATCATATCTGTATCAAGCATAAAAGCAGACGAATATTACACTTTCAGAAAGGTTCTTACTTGGCGAGGAACAAAATGGGAAACTAGAAATATAGATCCGAGTGGTGAAGAAAATTTTGCTGGCGGTATTCCAAGAACTTTAGGGGATATTCGAGAGTTAATTTACACTGGTCATCATGGATATGCTGAAGTTTTTCAAATGATGTATCCAGAAAGAAATATTAATATTCCACCTGTTATGAAACCTTCCCCTTATAAAATGCTGGAAGATGAAAGAAACAAACATAAAAAGAAATATATATACACTAAATATATCAATAACAAATTCAAAAAGAAATGGAAAGAATTAAATTGATAGTTATTGATTACAGGAGGTTACTATGGCAAATAATAAAAGTGATATTAAAATAAACATAGGCTTTGAAAGTGTAGGAAGTGATGGAATCGAACAATTTATTTCCAATATACAAGATGAATTAAAAAAAATCGATATGGATAAAACATTAGGTTTTTCTGATGGTTTAAAGAAACAATTCACGTCATTAACTACTGCTGTTGACAAACTACAAAAATCTTTAAGTGCAGGCGAAAGGACTAATATTATTGGTAAAGACGCATTAGCTTCTATTGCTTCATTGCAAAAAGGATTAGGAGATGTCGAAAATATAATAGATTCATTTGATAACAAAGGAATATCAAAAGGATTTGCAGATGACTTAAATGATGCAAAGAATATTATATCTAGCTCTATTAACAACATTACTCAAATGAAAACAGAAGTTGATAATATGTTTGCTGGAATTAATAAAGCTTTCGACAGTTTAAATTCTAGAACAATTATAAATCAAAATAATAAATTAGATTTTAAGTCAATGAATGCTGAAGAAGCTAACAAGCAACTTTCGAAGATGGTACAAAATTTAAACTTTGTAGATAAAGCTTCTAAGGAAGTTGAAGAAGATATTAAAAGCGGAAAACCTATAAATATATTAGAAAATATAGAAGCTATCCAAGATGGATATGATAGTATCAAAAATATAAGAAAGATTATAAAAGATTTTCCTGAATCTGAAAATATAAGCAAATTAGGAATTAATACTACTTACTTGAAAGGTAGTAAAAGAGACTTAGATGATTTCAAACAATATCTTTTAAATTATTTTCAAGCATTAAAACAAGATACAAATATTGATAATACTATCCCTATAAAAGCTAAACTTGTAACACAATCAACAGAATTAAACCAATCGTTAGATTTACTAATAAACGCACTTAATAAGCATGCACAAGAAAATCCTATTAGATTAAATATAGGTGTAGCCAGTGCTAATCAAAAGCAAACAGATGCAGCATTTAAAACATTATCTAAACAAATTGATAAAATAGATAATGAAAAAGCAAAGAAAAAATATAACGATGCTTTAAATAAACTTGCTACGAATTATAATACTGAATTTGAAGCAAGAATTAAAACTGATAAATATAAAAAAGATGCAGAAGAAGTTCGAGAATATTTAAGCAAAATCTCTACACAAGCATTAGAAATTGCTAGTATGGATTTAAAACTTCATCCTACAGTGAGTCTTAAAGAAGGTTCGTTAAAAAAAATCGAACAAGATATGAAATTGCTTAATGCTAAATTAAGTGGAGATATGTCTGAAATTGGTAAGAATGTAGCTAATGCAGAAATGAAAATCAAAGGTGCTACATTTGCGTCACAATTAGACATGGTGATTTCAAAACTGAAAGGACTATCCGATAGTGATAATACAAACGGAATTAAAAATATAGCATCGGCTTTCAATGCATTAAAGAACGCTGTAAACACTATCGACTCTAAAGGAAATATAAAAGAAATCGCTAAAAATATATCTTTGATTCGTAATGCAATGAAATTAAAAGATGAAGACAACGGTGTTGCTCATTTAGTTTCAGAAGTTAATCAATTAATAACTGTTAGTGACAAAATACCAGATGCAACGAAAAATTTAAATGATTTCCTTAAAGGGGCAAAAACTAATCCTAAAGGTGCTAATACTGCTATTACTAAATCTTCTCAAGATATTACAGCGTATATGCAATTACTTGAGAGTTTTATTACTACTCACGATAATTTTGTTACTGCTATTACAACAGAAGTAGATACTGCACAATTATCAAATATATTAGAGGTAGCAAAAACACAAACTGAAGCTTTAAAAACTGCTTTAAGCAATTTGTCTCCAGAAAATATTAAAGGCACAAATGAAATTGTAGCAGAATTAACAAGCCTAGCCGATGCATTAGACAAATTAATTACTCAGGTTGCTGGTGATTTATATGCATTAAGAAGTAATATAGGATTCTTTAACGAACTCGAAATAGATACATCCATAGAAGATAACATTAAAAGCTTGATAGAACAAATCGAGATTACGAAACAAAAACTCGTTACTTTAACAGACGATGAAGGAAAGTTAAGTACTTTAAATACAGATTTACACGGAATTTCCAACTCTATAGATAGTTTTAATCAAGATGCTAATAGCACTTCTGTTTTATCTCTATTAGATAGTGTTTTGTCAAAACGTGATTCTATAATCGCTCTATCAAGTTTATTTGGAAAAAGTATTGGAGATATTTCGGGTATAAATTTAAATGTTCCCGAAGAAACAAAAAATAACGCTATTAAAAACGAGTTCTATAATTCTGCTAATAAAGCAAAAGAGTTATTGAATAATGTCTTTGATACTAAAAGTTTAACTAGTGTAGAAGATTATTATAGAGAACTTGAAAAAGTAACTAGACTATATATCGAAATAAGAAACAATAAGGGTAATATAGGAGCCGAAGAATTTGAAAAAGCTAAAGTTTATGTAGAACAATTAGCTAAAGAGTTACAAACTAAACTTATGGAGCCTCTTACAACGCTTCATCCTGCTTTAGCTTCACAATTTAAAAAACAAATTGGTGAATTAAAAGGAGCATTAAACGATTCTACATTGTCTCTTAAAAGTGATAAAAGTTTAGAAAACATCAATGCTAATAAACAAGCATTGGTAGGAATATTAAATTTATCTAAAGAAATAGAAAAGACTGATGCGCTTTCTAAAATGTCTCAAAAAGCATCTGATAATATAGAAGAATTTTATAATAAAATCAATAATATACCTACTGCTTTTTCAAAAGCTATATCAGAAGGTAGTTCTACTTCTATAGATTCATTTATTAATAAAATTAGAACTGTATTAAATTTAAAGAATCAATTAGAAGAAGCTAAGGGTTTAAAACTTATATCTGCTGATGAATTTAAAAAGGTTGATGAAACATTTAATTCTTTAATCAAAGATTTTACTGAAATATATAAAATAGATTTAAAAAATATTTTCGGTCAAAATTCCTTAAATAATTACTCGGAAGATATAGATGCTATTGATTCTAAGATTGTAAAACTTTTCGGTGATTTAAATAAAATAGGACATAAAAGAGCTAGATCTGCTTTTAAAGGAATAAGCTCTGATGTTGCTGATCTTAAACAAAGTCTAAAAGACGTATCAACATTTAAAGATGAAGTTACTAATTTCGTTTCAAGATTGAGCAAGTTAAAAGACTTACAGTTTAATGCTTTCCAAGGCAATCAAGCAGACACTGCTCTATTTATTGAATCTTTAAATAAAGTAATAGTTAAATATGAAGAATTAAAAGAAATAAGCAATAAAAATGAATTAAACAACGAATTTAAAACTGCTGATGAAGCTGCTAAAGAAATGTTTTCTACATTAAGTAATGGCTTAACAATATTAACTAAAGATTTGAACTACATATACACAGATAGTTCAATGCTAAATCAAATAAAAATATTGCAAAAAGAATTACAAGATGCATTTAGCGGTGAAAATATAGACATTAGTAGGATTAAAGAAATAACTAATGAAATCCAAAATTCTTTTGCAGGAATGATTTCTAAACAAAATATTCAAGCTAACGGCTTAAGTTTCGATAAGTTATTAGGCAAGATATATAATTCACTCGTGCAAAACTCTAAAGCTGCTGAAGAAGATAAACAAAAGTTAAGAGAACTTGCAAAAGAAATGGAATCTTTAGGTTCTGCAAATACTAGTAAAACTATGCTAGATGCTTTTGCTAAAAGCTTTCAATCTTTAGACACTCAAATAAAACGTTCTGGAAAAACAGGAAAAGGGTTCTTTGACAGACTAGGTAGTAGCTTCACAACACAGACAACTCAAATTATAGCTACTACATTTAGTATATATAGACTATTTCAAGTATTTAAACAAGGTGTAGATACTGTTACTGATTTTGATTTAGCGTTAGCTAAAATTAACTATACAATGGATGTATCTGAAACATCATTAAATGCTATGGGACAGTCGATCATTAAACTTTCTAATGATTTAAAGACATCAATTTCAGATATGGAAAGCATTTATACCATTTATGCTAACATGAATACTTCTCCTGAAGAGATTGAAGAATTATCTAAATATACCGCTATTCTTACTAATCTGTCTGGAATCGATGCTTCTGCCGCTGCTGACGATATCCAAGCTGTGGTAAATCAATTTGAAAACTTAAACTCTACTGACACCTCTCATATTGTAGATGTGTTTGATTATATATCTAGAAATATTGCAGTAGATTATCAAAAAGGTATAGAAGGTGTTGCAGAAGGCGTTCAAGCTGTTGGTAACGTAGCTGATCAAGCTGGATTATCGTATGAACAATTATCTGCTATTATTGCTAAGACTATGGAGCAAACAAGAAATTCAGGTTCTTCTATTGCTAATGGTCTTAAAACAATTATGGTTAGATTATCAAAAGCTTCATCAATGAGTGATGAAGTTGATAATGCAACATTAAGTAAAGCTTCTTCTGTTCTTCATGAAATAGGCGTGGAAGTTTACACTGCATCTGGTGAATACCGAGAGTTTGATACTATTATGACGGAATTAGCAGCTAAATGGGATTCACTTACAGAAGCTCAACAAGCAAATATTTCATTTCAAATTGCTGCTACAAGACAAACTGCTACTCTTAAAGCGATTCTCCAAAACTGGACCGAATCTATGGATTTAGCAAATGAAGCTGTATATACACAAGGCAATGCTCTTGAAAACCAAGAAAAACATGCTGAGACCTATGCAGCTAAAATTCAAGAGATGAAAAATTCTTTTGAAACACTTGCGATTAATTTGATGAATACTGATGGATTTGACGCTTTGCTTAGCACAATTGAAAAAGCAACACAAGGCATATCTGATTTTGTGAGTGCTTTTGGATTAATTCCAACAGTAACTGCTGGCGCTATGTTAATTCCTTTTATAAAAAATTTAGGAAGCTTAAAACAAAATCTTTCATCTGCTACAGATAGTGGAAAACTTGTAATAAAAACAATGAAGGATATTAATTCTTCCAATATTGTTTATTCAAAAAATTATGAAAAACTAGCATTAGCTTTAAATGGTTTAAATGCTAACCAAGCGAAATTAGTAATATCAAATTCACAAGTTGCTAAGTCTGAACGAAAAGTTGCAATGGCTGAATACGAAAGATTAAATGCGACTTTAAAATTAACACGTTCTCAAGTTTTAGAAAAATTTAATAATCGTGGTTTAGAAGATAGTCAAGTAACTTCTATTAATACTCAACTTTCTGAAGCCTATAATTCTAATAAATGGTCTAAAGCTACAATAATGAACATGTTGTCTGATGAAAAGTTGCATATCGATCCAAAACTACAAGAAGAAATCATTAAAGATATTGAAGCAGAAAATGTTCAATATAGTAAGCAAATTGGGTTGTTAGGAAATTTAAAAGAAAAATATACCGCATTTGCAGCTAGCCTTGGTTTAACAGCTAAACAACTTACTGCTGTGCTAGGAGTGATAGGTTCTCTATATATTGCATATCGTGTCTTTGATAAACTTATTGTGAGCGAAAAAGAATACGAAGAAAAGTCGATCGAGAGTCTTGAAAGAATTACAAAAGTTTTAGGCGAAATAGATCAAATTAATAGTGAATTAGAAAACACAACGCAAAAGTTAAAAGAGTTAGAATCTCAAGATACTATTTCATTAGCAGACCAAGGTGAAATTAATAAGTTAAAAGAAACTAATACTGAATTAGAGCGTTCTTTGAGAGCAAAAAAAGAATTAGCTAAAGTTGAAGCGGACTTAGCTACAGAAACTGCCGAAGAAGACCCTACTCTAAAAAAATATAAAGGGTATCAACCTATTGTCACTGAAGCACCTGAAAAGGCAAGAAATTATTATAGACATAAACGTAAGGATGAATATTTTACAGATACTAAAAGCGGTCTTATTACTGTAAATGGTTTTGATACTCCTTATGAAGCTTTAATTGCTACTGCTGAAGCGTATAGAGAAGCGTTAGAATCTGATAGTGAAAAGGCTGATGAAATCAAAAAAACTCTTGATGAATTATATGCAAAGAATGAAAAGAAATATGAGATATTTCAAAAGGCAATAGAAGCTGGAAATGATTATAGTGATAATGAATATTATCAAGGTACCGTTAGTGGTAGAAATGCATATTTCAAATCATTGTTCGAAAGCAATCCAAATGATTTAGACGCATTTAAATTAATGTCTAAAGAGGATAAAATCTCTGCATTTTCAGAACAATTCGAAAAAGCTTTAAAACAGCAGTCGGAAGCGTTAAATATTTCAGCTAACGAAATAGATAATTATATGAACAGTGCCAAAGGAGCGTTGAAAGATTTAAGCAGTGAAAAGCTTGATGAACTCTTTAATAAGAAAATTGATTTTTCAAAATATATTATACCTGAAGAAGAATTAAATAATAAATTAAAGACATATGATATCCTTGGAAAGGCTTTTGAATATAGTATTAGTGATAATAATGCTAGTAAATATCATGAAGCGCAAATAGGCTCATATATAACACATTTATACGTTAAAGCCAAAGAAGCTTTAGATGCCACTGGTAAAGAATATTCCGACAAAAAATTATTTGCAGAAATGTTCAAACTAGATGAATCTGGCGAAGAGGTTCATGAGGTTAACGAGGCTGGCAAAGTAATAGGAAGAATATTTATACAAGGAATTTTAGATACTCCTTCTGCTGCTACTAATCCGTTCGGTCGGTTGATAGAAGCTTGGTTAAAAGATGTAACCGAAACAAAAGAAAATAAAATTAGTTTTGAAGAAGCGTGGGCTGGTTTGGACAATGAAGAAACTGGAACCAAGCTAAAAGAAAGCTTAACTAAGCTCGCTGATGAAGGAAAACTTACTAAAGAGAATTTCTTAAAGGAAGATGGTGCTAAAACTTGGGCAGATAAACTTAATATTGACCTTGATGAAGCTATAAAAAAGATTAACAGTTTATCTAAAGATACTAGCAGACTTAGTAATCTCAAAGGTTCTGTAAGCAAACTACAAAATGCTTATTCAGAAAAGCGTGATGCAGTCTTAACAAATAAAGACCAAACTAAGCAAAAAGGTAAACTAAATAAAGTTGAAGCTGCAAGTGCTAGTACGATTAACGACCTTGAAGCGGATTTTGGAGGATTAAAGTATTGGAAAAAGTATAAAGAGATAATTGGCTCTACCACTTCTACTCTTGACGAATGTCGTGAAGCTACGAATAAATTATTAACCGAATTTTACAACAAAGGTAAATATATCAACGAGGTTGTAGATGCTACGGGAAATGTTAATGAAGCAACTCGACAATACTATATTAGCCAAATGGAAGAACTTGGAATTGCCAATGCTGAAGAAGTTGTAAACAAAGAAATCTTACAATCTAAAACCGAATTGTGGTTAACCACAAAAAATTTAGATGATATTACTGTTGAACATATAGATGATTTGCAAAAAGAAGCTAGCGCTTTGAACACTATGGGTGTTGATGCACAATGGGCTGCTAAAATGGTTAACGCTCTTACTATGCAAAAAATCATGGCAAATCATGAAAGCTTAGCAGATAGTGGAGATTTACCGTATTTACAAAAATTAAAGTCTCTTGCTGAAAAAACTGGTATTGCTGTTTCAGAATTAACACAAGCTGAAATTTATTATGCCAGAGCTGAAGAACAAAGAAAACGTGGTGGCGGTGGCTATTATAGATGGCTTTTAGGGAAGGCTAAAGAACTTGAAAAGAAAGCTGAAACCAACATCAATAAGGAACTCACAACTGGTTTGAATTTCCAACCTACAGATTTAAATGAAACAGGTAGCAACGAGAGCAAAACAACCAGCAATGATGCCAAAAAGAAAACCAAAGAAGAATTTGACTGGATAGCTCGATATATAGACGAACAACAACATAAGATTGATTTAGCAACTGCTAAGTTAGAAAATGCTTTTGGTGAGAAAAAACGCAATAAAATATATAATAGTATTGTTAAATATTATAAAAATATTGCGCAAGGATATAAAGTTGGTCTTGGAAAACGTGTAAATAATTTAAAGGCTTATCTCAAAAAGAATGCTAAATATTTATCTCCAGATTTAATTGATAAAATTAAAAACGGTAGAATAACTGGAGACTCAAGCAAGCTTATTCAAAAATATGGTGGTAAACGTGCCGAAATTATAAAGGGCGGTATTGAACGTCAACAAAATATTAATGAGTATAGAAAAAACTATCAAACATCATTAACTGAAGCACGTAAAGAACTAGCTAATAAGTATCAAGACCAAGCTGATCGTAGACAAGCTAAAAGTGATTACAAAAGACAATTATCTGAGGCTGAGGAAAAAGGTTATAAATATCAAAATGAAAAGCTTAAGGAAGCTTATAAATATCAAGAAGCCAGTTTAAAGAAACAAATTAAAGTTGCTAAAATAAATCACGATATTACTGAACAAAAGAAGCTTCAAGCTCAACTTGCTCAATTAGATAATAGCCTTGCTAAAGAACAATTTGATAATACTATAGCATACTTCGAAAGACTTAAAGGCGCAATAACAGATCGCAAAGAGATTGTTCAATCGCAAATAGACCTTGCTTCTGCCAAAGGTGCTAATGCTAGTGTAAATTATTACAGAGACATACAAAAGGCTGATAATGAACTTATCAATAAAAACAAGCAAGCAATTATTGAGGCAAGAAAAGATTTAGCTAAAACTGTTGTTGGTACTGACGAGAGACGTGATGCAGAAGCCAAAGTTAACGCTTTACTTGTAGAGCAAAATAATCTAATGGCTGATATAGCGCAGCAGAATCAGAATATTCTTGCAACATATACTAAGTATATTGACGCTGTTCGTAGTGGTAATAATCGTATTGCAGATGAACTTAGCTTTTTGGATGGCTTAGCTGATTACGATAAGCATACTAGCGATGAAATTAAAGGTTTCTTTACTGATGCTGGAAAAGCTGCTTTAGATGCAACTTATAAAGGATTTTTGATTTCTCAAAAAAACGCACAGTTTGATAAAGAAAATTATAAAAAATTCTTTAAGGCATACAATGATCCAGCTATCAAAGCTGCTTTAGATGCTGGCAAAACCATAGATATTATTACTGCTCAAGGCGAAAAGGTTACAATCAATTCTTTTGAACAATTACGTTTGGAAGTTGATAAGTACTATGATAATTGGAAGGGCGATATTAAATCAACGTATGATTACCAAAATAAAATCTTCGAATTAGAAAAAGAAAAATATACTGAAGAATTAAATTTGGTAAAGAAACTTATTGATGCGAAAAAGAAAGAACTTGATGCAGAAAAAGACCTTCATGATTATCAAAGAACTATCAGTGAAAAGACAACTAATATAACAAACCTTGAAAGACAATTAGCTGCTTATTCTGGTAACACTTCTGAAGAAGGACGTGCAAAACTTCAGAGTTTACAGAAGCAATTAAGCGATGCTCAAAAAGACCTTGAAGAAACTGAATATGATAGATATATATCTGACCAAAAGAATATGCTTGATGAACTTCAAACAGAATACGAGGAACAGATAAATAAATATCTTGAGGATTTTAAAGCTCGTGTAGACGAAGGCTTTAAAGATGCTATTGCTAATATTAAAGATGGTAATGAGTATTTGAAAGCTTTAGCTAAAGAATATGGTTATGAACCTCAATACGATGATTTAGGTTCTATAAAAGAATTAACAAAAACCATAAATAAACTAGACAGCAACATTGAAAGCGAAAGCGGTCTTAATGGTAAAGGCGGTTCAAGCAAGACTAATAATACTTCTACTAAGGAAGATTTAAGTCCAAGACAATCTTTTGTAATTGAAAAACCTCAGAAACTAAAGAACAATAATAAGACTGCTGACCAAGATGCTAAAATTAAAGGTACTAGAGATTCGTTAAAGAAGAAAATTAAAAATATAGTTGATAATAGCAAGTACCAAAAGAAGGATACTAAAAATATATCAGAAGTAAATAAATTAATTTACAAGGAATATAAGAAAGCATTAACAACTACTGGTTTAAAAGAAGTTGCTAAAGTACTTGGTGTTCCTTATGATAATGACAAGAATAGTAAACTTTGGAAAAGCATTAAAGACTTGTATGGATTTTCTAAAGGTGGTATTGCTTCTATCATTAAAAAGAATGGTGATGACGGCATTGCTACTCTTAAACGTGGTGAAGCTGTTCTTACTCCATTGCAATCTAAACAGTTTGCAGTATTAGCAAAAAATCTTGAACATATAAATAGCTTGATGTATGCTCAACAATTAGCAAATGCTAAATACGAAGCTTTAATGGATTTACAACAAGCTCAAATGGAACATCAAGTGGCAATGCAAAAGATATTAACTGGACACGATAAATCGGCAAGTTTTGATGGCGATGTTAATTTCTATTTTGAATTGCATGATGTTCAAAATCCTCAAATGTTCTTACAACAAATTAAGAACGATTATAAAATTCAGAAAGCACTTCAAGAGGTTACTATTAAACAATTAATTGAACCAAATAAACTAGGTGTTAAAAAGATAAAATAATTATTAGGGGCTGTGATCCAGCCCCTAGTTTTTATTTATTCGTTTAAAAGTATCTTAAAACGAATATCTTTTTAGTTAAGACGAATAGGAGAAAAAAATGTTATTAAAAAAAACAGATAATGAACTTGCTATGAAAATAATCATAGAAGAAAATAAAAAACTAAAACAAGAAAATACTAGATTGAAATATCAATTAAACAAAATAGAACAATATGAAAAAGAATTTGAAAAAACAAATCAAGAATTAAAAAATTTAAAAAAACAATACGAAACACAAATTAAACAATATGACGATTTGATGAAAGAATTACGAAAAGAAGCCGAAAAGGTTTTAAATAAATAGAAAGGAAGGTGCATAATGTACGCTACTGATTTTGTATTTGACGGAGTAAACTTATCTAGTAAGGGATATATGATTTGTACATTTGATGGTGATTCAATAGTATCAGGTGGAGAGATTGAACCTATAGTAAAGAAAACTCCTAGTGTAGACGAATATACTTATTATGCTGCTGAAATAAATAATGTCTTAACTTGGGAATTAGGTATCTGTAAACTACCTTGCGGTACTGAAGCATTTGAACCATTAAATCAATATGAAGAATCAGAACTTGCACAATTTTTATTAAAGACAGATGGATATAGGTGGCTACAATTTGTGCAACCAGACGATTATCCTGATGTATTTTATAAAGTTTATATCAATATGACACCATATCAGATAGGTGGTCAAACTTTTGGATATAACTTAACAATAACTTCTAATTGTGGTTATGGCTTTTCTCATGAGTATACTGCTACTCTTACTGATAATAATCAACCTTTAACAATTAATGTAAATAATGATTTGAACAGATATATCTACCCTACTATTTCATTTGAAACAAATGCAGATGAATGTTGGATATATAACGAGAATGATTTAGAACAAAACTTAGATAATGGCAAAGAATGCCATTTTTATAATTTAGGAGATAACGTAGATATCCTTAAAGAAATAAATATGGATAGTGGCAATGATTTGGTTCAAGGATTAGAAAACCCTAATCAGTTTAATTTTCATTATCTAAGATTGGTTAATGGTGAGAATAATATCTATGCAGACGGTATTCTTGCTGATGACCATTACTCTACTACGGAATGGAGTGAGGTTACTCAATATAATTATCATCCGACTAAAAATTTCATACAAACTGGAGATATTAGTCATATAAAGTCTTCTAATGGAATTAGAACTAAGAGAATTGCAGTTGAGTATGAATTATCTGGAGGGGAAGAAATAGTAAGGAATGGCAATTCTAATATAAACGGAACAATTACAGTTCCTAATGATAATTATACAACATTAAAAACAAAATTAAAAAACATCGCTTTTAATATGGAAAAGGCATATAATTATGTTTATTTGTATAAATTAAATGATTATGAATATAAACTGTTTTGTGCTGATTCAATTGTATTTTATGTACCTGTAACTGGTGCTGAAGGTGAATTTCATTCAGGAACTTATTATGACCAGAAAACTTTTGATATTTACGATATTATAATAGATAATATTACTGGAGAATTAGATAATAGTACTAAGTCTACTTCTATGTATGCGTTAGAGGAAGACGATGCTTCGTTCTTATATGTTCCAGTTGAAATAAAAGATTACAATGGAGCACCGTATATACCCGTAACTCGTATATTTACTCCTGAAATTACACACGAAAGAGTAACTGATAACTTATTTGAATTAGATGGTTTACCAATTGAATATCAAAGTTTATCTGCATTTACAGAATATATTCAAAATCGTGGTGTTATAATGTTAAGGACTGATGATTCATATGAGATAATAGATAGCTCTAGCCAGACTTTCTATTATTACTTTTCACATTCTGGAAAAGATTTAAAACTAAACATTATGATAACTCCTGGCTCTGGATATAAAATTTACAATTATGATACACTAAATAAAACATGGAGTAAAACAGCTGATACTGGTGGAACGTATTCGCAAGAAATGAAATTAAATGGTGCTATTGGAGATGTTGTTTATATTTCAGATGGAACTATAGTAGCTCCAAGAACAAATGGGGAACACGCTATAGCAAATGGTACAAACTTTAGCAATAATATAAATAAATGGGAAATTTGTAACAAAGGACAATTTATTATTGGTGGCAACTATGCTAGCATGGCAAATTATTCAACTACAGATTCTGTTTGGATTAATAAAGGCAATGCATCATCTACTAACTATAATGAAAAATGCTTAATCACATTAACGCCCGCCCCTACGAAAATTGCAAAATCAGGATTCTTTTATAACCATAACAGTTCTGGTGTAACTGTTATTTGGTCTCCTAACGCATCTATGCAACCTTATACAACAACAACTATTCCAAGCGGTAAAGCATATAGAACTTCTGGTGCTGGTTATATGCATAATTTAGATTTTTCAGTTGTAGAATTATTATTCTGTAGTATAGATACTTATTCTTCACAACCATTAGCAACGCCTTTTAAATTTACATTTGAAGGATTGCCAGAACATTTTCAAACTGAAGAAGCATATAATGCTTGGACAAGAGCTGGGCATCATGCTACCATATTAAAAGTAAAAACTGATGCAACACAATATACTACTACTTTCAATATTAAATATATTCTAATACAAGATTGTACGTTAGACATATATCCACAGCGTAGTAATTATGGTTCTTTTAGAGGTAATTTTTACGAGATAAGAAATAAAGATTCTGAAACACCTGTTTTATATGAATATAATGATAATTTGAAAAGATGGCATGGTTCGCCTATAACTGGTGTTCAAGATGGCAGTGATTTGTTTAAAATCGGTTCTGTAGATTCTTATTCTATAGCACATTATACCGATATTGTAATAGATGACCAAAGCGGAGATATTGAATCATCTATAGGTTTAGATTGGATGAACGGTAACGACAATAATAATCAATGGGAATTAAATTGGTATACTTTTGATGAAAGCTGGAATTTAGTACTTCATGACAGGTTTACTGCTAACAACGATGATAAGTATCAAATATACCCAACCACATTAATAACATTCCCACTTGAAGATGCAATTTTAAATTTAGATAATGCTCAAATTACAGATCAAATAACAGGCGTTACAGAATCGTTATATAATGCTGAAGAAGTTGTTATTCATACTTGCAATATTACTGGCATTACAGGAAATGTATTAGAATATTCATATGATAAATACGATCAAATAGAATCGCAACAAAATGCAACTATAAAATATAGAGAAATAAGGAGAGTGCTTGTGTAATGAAGCCAAATAAAATTATTAGGTTAGATAAAAATACAAAAACTTTTTACTCTCCTACCCTAGTACTTATGACAAGAGATTTCACTCCACTAGGTAAAATAAGCAAATATTATAATTGGAATATTTCATTAAAAGCTAATGGCGTAGATGAAATATCTTTCGATGTTAATAAATCTTATTATGATGAATTTGGAAATGAAATCACTTGTCCTGTATGGGATGAATTAATAGATTTAAAAATTGTAGATGTAGATGGGTTTGGTAAGTTTGAAATAAGCGTATCATATACCGATAATACTGAAACAATCAAATCTATTCATGGCGAGAGTTTAGAAGTCGAATTAGGACAATTATATTTAAGAGATTTTCATGTAAACGATGAAGACTCTGTTGCTGGTGATATAACAGAATATAATAAAATGCACTTTAACGAAAAAGGTGATTTTATACCTACAGCATTTTATAAACCTTATGATAAAGATAATTCACTATTACATAGAATACTAGCAGATAAAGCTCCACATTGGAATATAGGATACGTAACACCTTATGTAACTTTAGGTGAAAATGAGGAAGCTGAAAAGGTCGAAAATTTTATACGAACATATACTGTTGATGGTACTGATATATATAGTTTCTTGACCGAAGATGTTGCAAAAGAAACTAATGTAGTATTCTTGTTTGATACAAATACAAGAACTATTAACTGCTATAGCCTAGAAGATTGTTACGTTAATGGTGAATTAGTACAAAAAGGTATTGGTGAAGATACTTTAATTATGATTTCCAAAAAGAAATTGGCTAATGAAATAGGTATAGAATCAAATAAAGAAAGTGTAAAAAATTGTTTTAGAGTAACAGGTGGCGATGATTTAATCACATCTCAAGTCGCTGCTGTTAATATGAACGGAAGCAATTACATCTATAAGTTTGCTCCGTTTCAATTAGCCGACATGCCTAGTGAATTAGTTGATGCATTAAACGCATATAATATTAAAGTTGAAGAAAACAAGGATGTATATTACGGCAAGCCTAATGGTATTTATACTAGACTTGTTAATGCATATGAACAATTGAATATTTGGAAATCAACAAAAATGCCTGATACTCCATTAGTAGAAACCAAAGCTGAAGATGAATACATAAAAATCATTAAAGGCTTAAGAACAGGTGTCGGTATATCAGATGAAAACATAGTATTATCAATAGCTAACAATAACGTATTAGCTATGGCTCAAGTTTGTTGTGATAGTAGATATAAAGTAAATCTTGTAAAAAGAGAAACTCCTACTATTCCACGTATAGAAAATCAAACATGGATTGGCAATATACAAGTAACTAGAATGGCAGATGAAACTGATTCCTTTCCTAAAGAAGAAGGTACACTTGTTCAAACTATTGAAGTACCTTTAATGGCAAACGAAGAGCTTTGTGCTAAACAAAAAGTGGATATTGCCTTGGCGAGAAATGATATGACGCAACTTGATGTCAGCATTACCGATAATATGGACGAAGAACAAATACGTAACATATTTAAAGAGTATTGTTTAGATATGCTTAAGTCATTTAGAGATGGATACGAATTGTGTTTAAGTCAATTGAATGGTGTTGGTAGCTATTCTACTTCTGCTGCTCATAATGATTTGTACGACAAATATTATCCACGCTTTAAAATCGCTGATGAAGTTTATAATTCACGTAAAGAGCAAATTAATGCTATTCAAAATGAGATTGATGAACTAATAGTTGAACAACAAAATTTTCAAAAGGAAATGAATTTTCCAACTAATATTGGTATGGATTTATATCTTAAGCTATGTGCTTATATTAGGGAAGATGAATACTCTAACTCTAATTACATATCCGATAATTTGCAAACTACATCTGAATATCTTGACAAAGCAAAAGAATTATTAGATGTTGCTTCTACTCAATTAGACAAAGCATGTATGCTCCAAAGAACTGTTTCTACTTCTCTTAATAATTTACTAATTCTTCCAGAGTTTGAACCTTTATACGATAGTTTTAATTTATTTAATTATATAAGAGTTCAAAGCGAAGATGAAATGTTTAAGTTAAGAATATTAGAAATAAGTATTGATGGTGAAAACTATTCAGATATAAATGTCACTTTCGCAGAACAAATAGAAGACCTTGAAGGTTCTTTGTATGATTTGCGAAGTATTATATCTCAAGCATCTGCAATTTCGTCATCATATGATGCTACTATGCTACAAGCAAAACAAGGTAAAAAAGCTAATTCTACTTTTAATGATATGTCAGATACAGGAATTAATGCAAGCGAATATTCATTTGTTAATGACAGCAATCAAGAACTTACAATAAATAGTTCTGGAATAATTGCAAGAAAGATGAATGACATAGGTGTGTATGATGATAAGCAATTAAAAATAACATCTAACGGTATATATATGACGAATGATAATTGGGCTACTATCAAAGAGGCTATAGGCGAAGTTGTATTAGATAACGGAAATACAAGTTATGGTATTGTGGCAGATAATCTTATTGGTAAATTTATTTTAGGTAGCAATCTTGAAATTAGTAATGGTGATTCAACAGTATCAATTAAGGGTGATTCCATCAAAATTGGAGATGTAGCAAAGAGAATATCAGAAAAAGGTATTGTATTATCTTATGATGGCTCATTGAAATGTCATTCAAGCTGGACTGGCGGTCAAGAAACTGGAACTGATACAAATCCTAATGATGATAATTATTCAGCAACTTGTGAGTTTGATCCAAATAACGGATTTACAATAACAGGAAGGGGAATGGGTTGGTCTAATCCTGAACAAAAGATAATACGTATAGTTTATGAATATAATTTTAATATTGATATACGTGAAAATAAAACAATAAGTTTCAAGAGTTATAAAGCAGATGCAGATTGGAATCCTACTACTGAAGTTTTAGGATATTGGTACATTACGCCATATGGTCAGCTAATAGGTAATTATTCATAACGAGGTGTTTTATGAGAAAATTAAAACAAAAAATAAAAAGAAAAATCAAAAAAATATTTAAAGGTCACATGAGTCACATCATTGTGACCTTTTCTATTTCTTCAGTAATCATATTTACTATTGTAGATATATACTTGGAGATAAAAGATATACATTTGTCTGATACTTTAATTGAATGGGTTTATAAATTCTTTGGATTAGAATTACTTGCTCTTTCAGGAATCAAAGTATCTAAACATATAGGTTCTGCATTCGGACGTATGGACGAAGCTGTAGATGGTTCAGAACCTTTAGATGAAAGTGAGGAATAATATTATGAGTATGATTATTGTTTTATTAACTATGTTTGCTTCTTTAACAACTTTAGTTACAGAAGGAGTTAAGAAAATTTTAGATGAATTAAAGATTAAATATTCTTCAAACATTGTAGCTACCCTCTGTGGACTCATTATTGGCACTGTAGGCACACTTTTATATTGTTATTATAAAAATATACCATTGGATACCAAAAACGCAATTACGGCTATATTATGTGGCTTAGCAAGTGCGTTAGGTGCAATGGTTGGTTACGATAAGATTATTCAGACTCTTAAGCAACTCGGAAAGGAGTGATTAATATGACTCAAATTGGTCACGCAAGTATAGATGAAAATGGTCGTGCTTGTTACGGAAAAGCTGGAGATCAGAATGGTCGAGAAGTATTAATTCAAAATTGGTACTCTCACCCATGGCATACAGTAATAAGACCTATTAATTCTACTACTGCTAAAAAGATTGCATATACAATGAAAGCAATTTGCAATAATAACAATATCGGCTATGACCAAACACAAAGAAAAACTCTTTACGATTTGGCTAGCAAAGTTAATTGGGATATTTCTAAAATCAAAACGCCTTGCGAAACTGACTGCTCTGCTGCTGTATGCGTATGTGTAAATGCTGCTGGAATAAAAGTTTCACCTTTAATGTATACAGGCAATGAATTAGAAATACTCAAAGGTACTGGAAAATTCACAATATTAAAAGATGTTAAATATACTAAATCTCCTGACTATTTAAAATCAGGAGATATTTTATTGGCTAATGGACATACTGCTATCGTTGTAAGCAATGGCTCTAAAGTAAAGGAAGTTATTGTAGCTAAGCATAATCCTACTAAGTTTGATGCAAAGTTTAATAAACAATTTACTGTTATTAAAGATGCATATATTAGAGATGGTGCTGGAAAACATTTTAAAGCATATAACCTTTTAAAGAAAGGTACTAAAGTAAAATGCTATGGCAAATATGATGTTAGCTCTAAATATGCATGGCTTTTTGTTGAAGCCGAAATTAACGGTACTGTAATAAACGGATACGTAATAAAAAATAAACTCAAATAATGGAGGTTTATATGGCAAAAAATATATCCAATAACGGAATAGATTTTATTGCCTCTTTTGAAGGATGTAGGTTGTCAGCATATGATGACCTATGCCCTTCTGTAAAACTAACAAGTGGTTACAAACCAAGAGGCACATTAACAATTGGTATAGGTCATATTGGTAAGGTTGATGGAAAACCTATTGTATGGTCTACAAAAATAACTAAAGATAAAGCGTACGCTCTTTTTAAGGCAGATATAGGCTCAAGGGTTTCACAACTTAACAATATGTTAAGAGTATCTGTAACTCAAAATATGTTTGATGCTCTACTCTCTTATGCATATAATTGTGGCTTTGGAAATGCACATATGACTAAGGCTTTATATTATATCAATAGCGGAGATTTCAGAAGAGCTGGACTAGAATTAAAGAACGGAACTAATACAAGCAAAGGAATTGTACTCGGTGGATTGACAAGAAGACGTGAAGCTGAATACGAATTATTCATGAAAAACTTTCAATACAAAATACAAATAACGAAAGATAATGTATGTTTAAGAACGAAACCTGCTCAATCTAGCGAGGTTATAAAGAAATATAAAAAGGATACAAAACTAACAATAACAGAAACTAGAACTACCTTAAATTATAAATACGGAAAGGTGAAAGGAACTGATTATTGGGTTAATTTAAAATATACAAAAATAATTTAAGGAGGCAAAGCATGAGTGAAATATTTATAAACTTAAATAATGAAGATGCTGATATTACTAATGCTGATTTAATATCTTCTGGAGATGTAGATACTGTAGAAGTGCATTTTAGTTTTAGTGAAGAATGGAATGAATTTCCTGTTAAAACTATGTGCGTTCATGCTATCACTCAAGATGAAGAAAATAAAATTGGCACAAACTTTATTGGCATAACATCAGAAGGTTTATCTGTTGTACCTCAAGGTGCTCTCGCAAAAGCTGGAAGATTATTTATTGCTGTTGTTGGTGAAAATCCTAACGGTAAGATTTTAACTTCTACTTGGGTAACATTGAAGATTAGACGAGGCGCAGATTTTTTAGTAAAAGATGATGATGTTGATGTTTTAGGTAGACTTATGCCTGCTGGTGGTAACGAGGGCGATATCCTTGTTAAAAACTCAGATGAAAACTTTGATTATGCATGGAAGCCATCTTCGGAATCGTTAGAAGCTGGATTGAATATTAGTATAGTGGATCAAGTAATTTCTTCTAATTGTTTTAGAGAAGTTGAAGAATTACCTGAAATAGGAGTTGCTGGCGTTATTTACATTTTAGATAATACAGAATCACCTGATGTAGAAGGAGTATTTACATGGGATGCTTCTGCTGAACAGTATATTAGCTTTGGTAAATCTTATACTGCTGGTGATAATATTACTATTAGTGAGCAAGGTGTTATAAGTGCAACAGATACCACTTATACAGCTGGTGATAATATACAAATTAGTAATGAGAATGTGATTACTGCCACAGATACTACTTATACTGCTGGACAAAATATTCAAATAAATAGTAATAATGAAATCTCTGCAACTGACACAACATATTCAGCTGGAAATGGCTTAGATTTAGATGCTAATAATGTATTTAAAGCGGATAATGTAATAGTATGCGATACTCTTCCACTTATTTCTGATGCAGTAGAAAGAAACATATATGCTATGACATATATTAAAGACGCTAAATGGTTGC